CTCCCGTAATAGCACCTGTAACATTTAATGTGCCTGTAATATCTAATGTAAATTGTGGATTATCTTGTCCTCCTAAACCCATACTATTAGAATCAAGGTTTAAAAATATACCATTAGTATCATTAATATCACCCATTTGGACAACACCATTAGTAGTAGACTCTCTTATATGAAAACTGTTAGCTGTACTAATATCAAACTTAATACCACTACCATTTAAAGCATCTACACATAAACCGCCAGAAGCGTATAAATCCATTACATCAGTTAAATGATTATAAGATATATAACCTACATCATTATCATCAGTGTCACCAAAATTGATTTTAGCAATAACATTATTAGGCGTAAGTATACTAAGACCAGTAGCTACACTTGAATTAAGAACAATACCATCTGCATCAGTTGCAGCAGTTTGTCCAGAACCTGTACCATCTACAGCCTGTATAGCACCAAACTTATTTAATCTTTCGATAAGATGAAAATCTGTACCATCATAAATAATTCTAGATACACTACCTGCTTGTATATCACCAGCACTAGCAGCAGAACCTAAAACTTTTAAAGTCTTAGCGCCTAAACCATCACAATTAACTGTAACTGCCCCAGTATTAGTTGTAGTAACAAGAAACATTATATGTAAGCCAGAAGCATAAACCACATTAGTAGTGTAGTCTAAAGTAATTACATCTGCTGTACCTGCTGCTATTGTAAATGGAACGTCATTAAATGAGCCAGATAAAATAGAGTCTATTAATCTCCAATTTGACCATTCATCATCATGCCAATTAGCACTATTAAAATCTATTAAATTTAGACCATAGTTATCTGTATGTGCACTAACACTCATGCTCTAATACCTTTACTAAAATAGTGCATAGTTATACCAACAAAGCCAAGTTTCTCTTTAGTAGAACCAGACACTTCAAATTTAGCTAATTGAAACTTAGCTGTCCAACCATATAACTTTTTAAAGCTGGTGTTACGTCCACCACCATAAGGTTGTTCACCATCACCAAACAATCCTTGTTCACCACCACTAAATCCCATAGTTAAACTAGAAGTTTTAAAGTTGTCTACATACATATTAAGATTAAATTCTGCTGAACCTCTAGTATCTAAACTAACATAGCGTGAAGACTTTGTTAAAGCCCTATTGCCAATGTCTAGCCAAGGCGTAGTCCAATTAAAGCTGATATCACGACCTTCTGGAGTTGGTGCACCACTAATAGTGTCTACAAAGTCAGCATAAATAGGATTAGCTTTACTTCCATATAACCAAATATTACCAGAAGAATCAGCAAAGAATATATTACCTAATAGTGATCTACAACCAGCGACAAAATTCCAACCAGTAAAAATTGACCAAGCATTTTGTCTTATAGAAGGTTTATAATGATAAACGTAGCATCTACTTTCAGTTTTAGCAGCATTAGGAACGAACAACATATAATGACCTTGTTTAGGATCATATACTCTAAATACATCATTATCCATTTGTGCAGCAGTTAAAGCACTAAGCTGTTCTACTATGTCTGGATCAACTAATTCACTAACTCTTTCTGGTTTAAAACTTGTAGATAATACAGTACGTCTAATAGAAGGGACACCATATTGGTCTACTAGTAAACCATCATCACCACTAGCAACTGCTGCTCTATGTGAAACACTACCATAACCTTCTATAGTATCTACTAAGGCTGGTTCATGATTTCCAGAAGCATCATAGTTACCTAATTCATAGACAACAGTGCCTTCTGCAAATAGAATAAGAAGTTTATTTCTGAAAGATAAAGCACCTCTAATAACAGCACCATTAGACAGACTATCAACATCAAATCTAGTAGCATCATTAGGAGCAGGATCACCAAACCAAGTTCCGGGAGCATTTCTAGCGGATATATGAACACGTCTCGGAAATAAAGGGTCACCTAACATAACCATATAATTACCAACAACAACAATATACTTGCATGTTGGTACATTAATATTAGTTAAGGTTGCTGCGTCCTGTAGATATGATACATTTAAGTTTTCATCTACTTCTAATGGTTTGTCTATACCATTAGCAATGTGAAGTTTACCTTGCATAGAAGCAAATGAAGCGAAAGCAGTGGCACTCCAAGGGTCAGGAGAGCCAGACAATGCGTTAGCTATAGTAGTATTAAATATTGTATCTACATTACCTGTACCACTAGTTTGTTTAACCAATCCAGCAGTATCTACAGAAATAATATGATTATTAAAGTACTCTACATTTACTATAGCAGAGCTTGTTTGTGCAAATAATTTAACACCAAATCTTACATCGACTGAACCATCTGCATCTACAACTACATTTTCTAATACGGTAGCAAATTTAGGAGACAGATTCATATCATCATCTATTAAATTCAAACCACCGCTAGCTCCACGTAATGTAAAGTTTTGTAGTTGTCTAGATTTTTTAATAGGTGAAAGTTTCACGGTCTTTCTGTCCAACCTCTTGGTATTTGATCACTACTTGAATCTAATTGAATAGGATGATTGAAAGCAGCGTTTTTAAGTTGCTTATATCTATTATTAAATAGAGCTTGATGTTTATCTGCACTAGCTTGCATTTCATCATCGACAAAGTACTGCCAACAAGCGAAATGTTTAATGGCTATATCATCAAAAGGAATAATAGTTGTTTCAATAAACACATCATAACTGCGTCTACCAATGATAAGAACATTACCTGTAGCATCTAAAGGATATATAGTAAACAATTTGCCAGTAGTGCTAGACTGTTCTATAAATCTGGCAGCAGAACCACTAAGTTCTATAGTATTAAATTCTGCCGGTAAGACTGCAATAGGTCGTGAAGAAGTGGAAGGCATTACGTATTGTATATCATCATACTCTGTAATGTCACTAATAGCTACTGTAACTTCACCTGTAACTGCGTCTAAAGTTCTAGTTTGTCTTACTCTATGTTGAGGCCAAAACTGATCTTTATGTACATGATGAAATGCACTAATAATCATTTGTTGCAATATTTCTTGAGAATACAATTGTACTTGTGGACCTGCACTTTGATACAGCTCTCTTTCAACTATAGTAGTAATTGCTTCTAAAGTTTTATAGGCCATACAAACTCCTAAAGGGGTGCAACAGCGAGGACCAAACTGTTACACCCCGATTACAACATAACGTCAAAGGACTTAATCAAATCCGTTATGCTGAATAATGTGCGATACCATGTAGACCACCATTACCAGCGGCATTAACATCGCTATTAGGAAGCAGTACTGCGCCCAATACTTTAGTACCATTAGGAGTTGTAGTAGGTACGTACAAACCTCTAGGATCAGAAGTTGTTGCGGTTTGTGGGTCAGTAAGCAATCCAGCAGTAAACGTACCAGCAGCAGCATCATCACCATCTACAGATTCAATAATAGCACCACCCATACGATAAGGTAGTCCCATCTTAGTACCAAATCCAACATCAATAGTACGACTTGCAGTTCCAGCAGCTACTACAGAATCAATCCAATAGAAAGCTTTTTTACCTACAACACTTGTAGTACCATTAAGGGTAAATTGTTCTGTAACTGGTTGTCCAAGATAATCCTTACCATTAATAGTTACTAGTGAAGTTGCAGCACCACTTGCAACAACAAGAACATTACGACCAAAAGGTGCATCTGCAATATCAGTAAGAAAAGTTACAGAAGTCACGTCAACTGCAATATCTAGTCCATCAAGAATACCGTCAGGATTAGATACAGCGGGAGAGCCGAAATTAACTTTATGTGGTGCAGTATGAATTACATCGCAAGCGTAACCCATTGCAGGTACGAAAGCGTTGTAACGCCTATTATAAAACGAAGCAGTTCGAGCAGTCATTTTTTATCTCCTATGACTTGTTTATTCTATATCTCCGATAACATCCGTAATTGGATCATTACCAAAGTCATATGGGTCGCCACCAGAATCAACTACATCACCTGTATCTAAATCAACCATTCTAGGTTTAAGATGTAGTCCGAGTTCTTTAAGTTTAGCATGAGAAGTGCAACGAATAGAATGTCCTTGTGGAAACTGTACCATATAACAATCTAATTTTTCTTTTACTTCTTCATACTCTAAAGCTCTTGTCTTTTTATCAACGTGATATTTACGATAAGAAACTTCTTGTTTTACAGGTGGCGAAACCTTATATGCGGCCTTTATTCGTCTAGCCATGTTAATTGGTCCTCTTAATTAATTTTAATCTATTACAACGCCATGTGTACGATAAGCTTTCCAGTTGCACCATTGCCCCTGCCAAACTGTACGTGAACCACTAGCGTCTGTATCCCAAGGCGAAGAAAGTTTCTTAACCTTCATGTTAACATGTTTAAGAATGTGAACACGCAAATACTTGCTATTAATAAAGTAGCATTTATTTGCAGGACAATCTTCATCATACAACATAGGAATGTTTTGGTGTGACATACCACTAAAACCAAGATCAACCATACCTTTACCTTTAGGCATGGTATCTAGATTAATTACTAGTTTGTCTCGGACAGCCGCACGATATAGACGCCAGATATTACGGCCAACAAGGATAATATCAGGCTTATCGCTCTTAAGAGTAAGATCGAGTAGAACATCATCAAATGCCTCTTCAATATTAGTAGCGTCGAGTGCACCAGCAAAGTTATAAGCAGATGTACGCCATTGTGTTTCCGTAGCGCGACTAATACCACCAAGAGAGCCTACAGTAGGATCGTCTGGAATTAGTGAAGGTAGACCAACAGGGTCAGTACCACCACCAGCAGCATAAAGATAGTCACTAAACTTTTCTTTAATACTTTCTTCCAAAACTTCCATCTTAGCTTTCATTAGCTTAAAGATTTGAGTTTTACCTTTATTCTCGTCTTCTTCCTGATCTGAAATAATAACAGAACCAGCAACACGTGACCAATTATATTCGATTGTTTCAAACTCATTAGTTTGTGCTACAGGAAGTTGATCGTAGTACTCATAAGATGCAACATTAGGGTTACGTCCAAGAGTAATAGGATTCGTAACATGACGACCCCCATCTTCATATTCAACTCTATTGTTAGAAAAAGCCCACGCCATAAGTGCATTAGAACGAACCGATGCCATAATCAGTTTAGCGCGTGATTTCTGAACAGTAGAATGTAGTACAGTTGACAAAACAGTCATTAGCCTAATCCTTGTTCTTTCATTGAGTCTCGGATAATATCATCCATAGACTGATTAGCAGAACTAGATGTTTCCTCTTTTAAAGGTACAACATTATTAATACCGCCATTACCATTCGGCATTGGTTTTTGTTGTTGCTGTTCTGTTGTTTGAGATACTAAACTTTTTGACCAGTCTAAACCTTTACCAACAAAACTATCACGCAAAGCGTAATAAGCATCATCTAAGTCTATATTTGGATTTGCGTTCACAAATTGAGCTATTAACCCATCGTGAAGTTTAGCATCGGGTCTACGACCGTAAAAAGTTTCTACTTCTTGTGCAGCTTCCTGTTCAGGATCAGTCTGCTGTGTGGACACTTTTTGTTGCTCTAAATGTTGAGCAATAAGTCCGTCCATGCCAGTAGTAATTCCTTCTATTGTATAGCCTTTTGAGAGCGATTCTGCAAGCAGTTTCTTTAGTGTCCCTGTAGGATCAGCTTGGAAACCTTTAACAATGTCTAAACCTAATTTAACTTCTATAGGATCAGCACCGTATAATGCTTTAGTACTATCTTCAAAGCTTGTAGCTCTTTGGTTAGCGTTATCTAAATCAAACCTAGCTTTAGTTAGTTGTTGTTGAGTCTCATTAAGACGTACTTTACCTAATTCACGTTGCTCATAAAACCTACGTTCACGTCCAGCAGTTGCTACAACTCTACCTGTAGTTGGGTTAACTAAAGCACCATCTTTAACTTCTAATTGTTGTCCTGTAATATCTTCTTCGACGTTTTCGATATTAGATTCAGAAGCTTCTGGTTTTTTATCTTCTTCTTTAACAACAGTCTTTGTGAGTTTATCACCTTCCTGTGTTTCATTTGAAGTCGCATTTAGCTCTCCTGTTTCTTCATTAACTGTATTATCTTCTATGATAGAACCGTCTGCGTTTAATGCTTCATTTATAGCACTTTGGATATTTTCTTCTTGTGTTGGTTCTTTATTTTCATTTTCAATTGTTTCATCAGCCATGTTATTCAGTCCTTACTTATTGTTGCGCTTGTAGTTCTTGTTCTAATGCTATTAAAGCTTCTTCAGGTGGCACTCCACTATCTATTAACTCTTGAAGTCCTTGTTGTGCCTCTGGAGGTAAATTAGCAATTCTATTAGCTACTTCTGCTTTAGGATCACCTTGTCCTTGTCCTTGTTGTGCTTGTTCTGGTCCTGCTTCTCCTTCTTGTCCTGATCCAGCTTTATTAAGAGCTTGCATCATGGTTTCTTTAATCATATTCCAATCATCATCAGTAATAACAAAGTGACCTTTAAATGATTGCTCCAACATCTTAAGCATAACAACTACGATAGCTGGACTTGCATTAGCAAACTGTCCTAAGATTTGTCCTAGTTCAATAGCAATACCCTTAAGTTCTTTAGATGTAGGTTTAGCAGTTGATCCACCAATAACTCTACAATTCATAAATGTAGGTATTAAATCTTGTGGGTCTGTTATTTCTTTCCAATTAGCTGCAAGATCAGCGCCTACTATTTCTGTAACTTGTTGAATTTCCATATTCATAGAACAAAGCATAAGAATGTTACGCATAATGTCACCAATGAAGTCTTCTATAAGATCAGTACGTTCTTCTGTTCTAATATCCATAACTTTAGAATATTCATTAACAGCAGACGTGTTAGTATTAGTTTTAAACTGTCCACCCCTAGCAGCATCATTAAGTCCAGAGATACGATTAATAGCAGCAAACTTACTATCTACATTAAACAATTCAGGGAACTTAAGTGCAGGTGGAGTGAGAGACATGATAGCATCATTAAGAGACTGGCCTTCTTCAAGTTCAATTCCTCTGGCTGTTCCATCATCACCTTTTAACACTTGTTCTACATCTTCTTGTGATATAGCATTTTTATTATAAAAGACATTACGTTTAGCCCAAGCTCTACCTCTACGTACTTCATCGTTAATTTCATTAATAGCATCTTGTTGGTCTAAGTAATAAGTTACTTCACCTTTAGGGTTACTATCATCTGGACTTTCATGGAACCATAGGCGGAAGTATGGAAAGAATCTAGGAAGCTTAAGAAAATCATCCCAAACCCATATAGGCCATTCCCAATTACAATCTTCAAACATTAATATACGTCTTGTAGTTTTATCCCAAACATACCATACTTTAGTATAGCTACTATAACGTAAAGCTTCCTTACTATCAAATCCATTCTGTTTAGCTGCCATAGTATCGTCGTCAGCTTCTTTAATAGCTACAAAATTATTTACTGTTTCATCTAAATTGCTATCCTCACCTACAGTCTTGCTAAGAACGTGTGTAGATTTATAAACAGATTTAACAGTTCCGTTTTCATCCTTTTGTCCATAAACAGCTTCTAGGTATGTAGTAGGAAGATAATCATATTCCATCATCCACTTACCATGGACAGGATCAGGGTCAAGGTTAGCTGGATCAGCAATAATTCTATGAGGTAACATTACAGTAGCCCAAGGACCACCACGATCTAACATAGAAATCTTTTCTTCTAATGCTTGTAGCTTACCTTCTATCTCTACAATCTTTTTCTTATCTTTAGCTTTTTCAAGTTCTTCTGCTAACTTCTGTAGTTCTGCAAAACCTTCTTCAAGACTATTTTCTTTTTTAGTATAACCAATACGAATATAAGCAGAATTAGTAAGTAATGTAATGAGAACAGCTTTACGCATCTTACTTTTAAGAGCTATGCCGGGTCTGTCTTTCATTTCCATTAATTTATCACCAAGACGTTCTAGCATATCACAGAACGGTTGGTTAGCATCTATATTATCTACTACAGCAAGATCAGGATTCTTAGCATACAACATAGGAACCATAATAGAGCAGTTACTAAAGACTACATTCTCTGTTTCAGTATGATTGTTATTAAGACGTTTACTGTATAGTTTATTACCGCTTTGATTATCACCATTCTCGCTTCTATGTGATTGTTGATCGTTGTTATAATAACGTATAGTTTCGTCCCAACCTTCTTTAGCTGAACTACGATTTTTTAAACCTTGTTGTTGTCTACCTTTCCATAATGTACCAGTAGACTTACTAACAGGAATCTTACTGTCACCAACCATTTTATATGTAGGAGCTTTAGCAGGTGTTACCTTATCAATAGCATCTACACCAAATTCTTTAAGTGATTTAGCTAGATTAGGATTATTAGCAACTGCCTCTTCATTACCTTCAAGCGACATAACGGTGTCCATTCTTATTTGATTTGTTTTGTTGATCTGGAAACTCGGACCATCTTAATAGTCTATTAGGAATATAGTTTTGTCTACGAACAAATTGTGCTATCTTAGGTCTGTTAGTTAAGCCGTACTTAATTGTATTCATAGCATGATCTTTATGATCTTTAGGATTTTCTGTATACTCTGCACTAGTATTTTTTTTCCAAAAGTAATCTGTTATTTCTTCATCTATAAAATTTAGATCATTAGAAAAGAACATCTTAGGTGATCCTCGTTCTAATGTTATAGGATTAATTTGTGTTTCATCTATATGAAGGTAACTATTAACTTTAGCCAGTCCACTTATAATAGCATTGTTAGCTTTAGTCATTTTAATATCTTCATCCCTAAACAAACCAGCTACAGTAATACCAACAGCATTTTTAGCAGCAGTTCTTTTAAACAAAGCTGGATCAGCTAAGATACGATTAAACTCAACGTCTGTTGTAGATAATGCAATAGTGTTAGCTCTTTCTTCTTTAATTCTTTTGGCTATCTCACTAATTAACATTTCTCTTTCATACAAACCTCTAAACCAAAATAAGTTACCTTTAGGATCGCAAAACCCTTGTAGATAACATGCTTGTTGTGCAAGACCATGATCGTAAGCTTCAACTATAGTAGGATTAAACCCATTATGCTCTAAACTTTGAAAGTAATCTTCTAATACTGCATGTTCCATCATATGAACACTAGCATCATAAGATGGATGGACTAAACCTTCAAAAGCTCCCCACTTACCCATAAGATAGCGTTCATTCATTTGACCTTTATAAGTAGTCTCTAAAGTTTCAATGAAATCTTCTGCTAAGTTATCTGCATTTTCATAAGTACTACCTTCAAATATTTCTATGATAGGAGTACCTTCTTTATCACATAACAACTTAGGATTATGCAATCCCTTATTCATATCCTGTATAGGTTTAACTAATTCTCTATAAACCCAATTACGTGTGGGATTACAAGTTATAATGAACCAACGAGGGCCAGTTGTAGGCATAATAGGATCATTACCCACATAAGGTGTGTTACCACGCAACCGTCCTAGTAAGTCTAAGAAATCTTTATGTATAATTTCAGGGTCTTCAATTTGATCTACTACTATATAGTCAAATGTAGAAGATAAAAGGTTACTAGTAGAGCTTTCTGCATTTTTACCTTGTTGTGCTATATATCTAAAATTAATAACAGAGCCATTAACAAGTTCTACCATATTATCAGAACCAGACAAGCGTTTAGTTTTAATCCAAGCTTTAGGACACCAATTAAGAAACTCTTTACGTAACGTATCATTTAGTTTAGGGTACGTACTACGAGCAAGTAATCCATTAGAACCGGGATAATCTTTAGCTAACTTAAGAGTTTTAATTACAGCAGATGTAGTTTTACCGTTACCAAAGCCACCACCAAAGAGTTGTATCTTTGCTTTAGACTTTTGAAATCGATCTTGTAAACCGCCTTTTGATAATTTATATTGAATAAGTTGTGTCCATATCTGCCTGTAGTTCTTCGCATGTCATTTTGTTTTCCTTTTTAGGCGTTTTTCAGGGCTTCAAGCGCAAATATTTGGTCTTCAATCTTTGATCGCTTTTCAATTAACAGGTCAATCTTGCGATCAATTGTCTTGTCTGCCTTTTTATCAGTCTGGAGCGCCTTTCGATGAAACTCTTTCTTAAATTTGCTGGTGTCAAAATCACCAGCCGCTGCTTTGGTCAGCAGCTCCTCGTCACCACCAAGGTTTTTGTTGATATAGTCAACTAGCGCGTCATTCATTGCTTTTTCACTCATGATAATCTCCTATTTCATTAAATTCACGGCTTGAATTTGTGCCTTCATATCTGCCAAATCCGCTGCTAATTGTGCCAATGAAGCCCTGCCTTCTGTATCTACTGTTGCCCCGCCCGCTGGCGCTGCATAGGTTGCAGATGATGTTGTCGCAGGTTGAACGCCCATTTCATACCAAGAGCCATTAAAGTTGATGAAGTGATAATCTTTTTCACTTATCATCGTTTTACTGGTAACGCTGCCGCGAAGTCTAAATGTTGTCCCGTTTTGCAACGTCACATTAGTATTGCCGCGCATCATAACGGCCTGACCATTTACGCCGCCCGTCAAGCCTGTAATCGTTAGAGCGGTGGCCGACGTAAATTCACAATATCCCACACCTTCGACATCAAGGGTTGCAGTTCCGGTTGTTGCGTATCTTTGGACCGCCTTTGAAATCCCCGGAATAGATGAACCAAGGAAGCCGCCAACTTTATATAAGGCAGTCCCATAACCGCCCCCAGAGTTCCCACTATAAACGCTGCGTGATGTTACAGTAGCGCTGGCGTTGGTATCTTCAAAAATGTATTTCATCACATTGCTGGCATTTGAATAACCAACATTGCCGGTAAAGGTATTCCCGACCCCTGTATTATAAATACCGGAGTAAGTGTTTGTGGTTTCCAAGCCGTTGTTAATCAATTTATTGCCCGTCACAGCGCAGCGACTAGCTGAAATTTTCATACCTTCGCCATAATTCAAATCAGCGCGACACCCATTTATAGTGTGACCGCTCCCTGTAATAAAAAGTCCTACATCGGCAATTTCATAAACAACATTTTGGTGTATGTTTGTTGAGCCTCTATCAACAACCGCACAAACACGGCGATTTGCGTAAGATAAAGCGGTCAATGAAGGGGTGTATTCGCCCCGAATAAACCAATTGTCAGTGGAATTTACATCTAGTTCAAAAGTGCCGTTCTCTGTTGAGCGTGTCCGGTTAAGAAGGCAATTGATTGTATGGTTATCTGCAAAAATGCAAATGTCTGCATTTTCCCCAAGAAAAGCCTGATCCGCAAAATTGCTAAAGTGGCATTTTCTAATAGCCCCTTGATTTACGTCATCCCAATGAATGCCAATTAAAGGAACGCCGGACCCCAAACCTTGGAAAGCCATCGCCTCAACTGCCATATCTCTATAGTTTGAAGTCCCCGGCGTGTAAAAAATACTAGACGAACCCGCTGCGGCGATAACCTTAACAGACCAGTGAGGGTTTGTCCCTAAATATCCGTAAACACTCCACTTGGATTTCAGACAAACACCAGACTTCATTTCCACATCGCCAAAGGTGTATTGGCCTGAAGGGAATATGATCGAGCCGCCGCCCGTTGCGTTTACCGCGTCAATCGCAGCTTGCACATATGTAGATACATCCACAGTTGATGTTTTTGCAATAATTGCGGCATGATTGGCTTCTGGGATAAAATCAAAGACCGATACGCTCTCCCGTAATACACCCTGCAACGCCCTAGTTACAGCCCCTGTTCCAGCCTGTACAAAGCCAATGATAGACGTTCCAGCAGATGACAGCAGCGTTGTTGATATTACCCTCAATTCAATGGCTGTTTCAGCTTCTTGTAAAAGAGGTTTAAGTGCTTGATTATCAGTAAACGTCGAACCTGTAAATATACCTAAGTTATTAACTAAACTTAACAATTTCC